TCTGCATATCTGCGTGCGCCTGTCTGCCTATGGCGTCTATGCGGTCTAGTGCGTCAGCTGCCACACTTGGTGACGGGATAGCTGTATCACCGATAGCCGCACCTATTCTCAGGCGGAAAATTCGTGATTTTTTAACCAAAATATACTCATTGCCTGACAGTTTTTTAGCCGCTATCTGGCAGCTGACTGTCTGCGCTGAACGCAGTATATCAGCCGTAGGTGTCCACTGTCCGCCTGTGATATCGACCTCGTACTGAACGCTGTCGCCATAGTCGATAGTCAACACATAGCGGTCTGCACCGTCTATCTCCATACCCTCAACAGACACAGGTCTAGCATTTGTTTCACCGACATAGCCCAGTAGGGCTGTTGATGTCATTGCGTTGTAATTTTCGTCTAGTCTGATTACCATTTTTGCACCCCCTATACGATTGCTATGTAGTCAATGCTGTACGTTCCTGCAGGCACGTTGACCGTGGTTGCACCATTACTAGGGCCCATGCAGACCACTGCGAAATATGCGCCCTTGTACACCTGCACATGGGTACAATAGTTCTGAAATGGGCTAGGTGTGCCGATATCCCTTAGCGACACGCATATCTGCTTTGGTGTAAAATCCAAATTCAGCGGTATTTGCACGCTTGAAGCTGCCTTTTCCAGTGTGTATTCAATCGTGCCGCTTTTGATTTTGTTTTGGTTTAAATCATTTACCGCCTGTTCCGTTGCTGTCAGTGCGTCAACCAACGCCTGACGAACGTCACGACCGTAAAATGCGTTTCGGACAGTTTCGATTGCTGTCGCCAAATCAATATTATTTGCCATTTTATCCCTCCTAGTCTAGTGTGTGGTTTTTTGTAGTGATACTGTTGCACATGATATCACCTGTTTTGCCGTAGCACTGTATTGCGGTTTTTTCGTTTTCGTTGTATAGATACATCGCCCTGTTATTGGTATCAACTGTAAATACTTTTTTGCCGCTGTCTGTGTACGTTGATATGTTACCGCTGTTTGTGTCTAGTGAAAATTTTAATTCGTTATTCCAGTAGCCCGACATAGCGCCAGCCTGCAGGACGATATGACCGCCGATCGTGCTGTTATCAATGCGTATCTCCAGCGGACTGACTTTCAGCGTCCACTCGTTGTGGGATAGCTGAATTGCACTGGTATTTTGGCTAGACGTCTGAATGTTAATGCTTCCGCCTGTGATAGTTGCTGATTTTGACGACAGTTTGTTAGCGACCACGTTTCCGTTCTCGTCCACTTTGAACGTTCCATTGCCGTTGTTGATTTTCAACCCTGTCAGGGTCAGGGCGGTTATAAAACTAGCCACCAAATTTCCGTCGATAGTCCACGCATTTGTGTATGGTCCGTCTTTTGCAGAACCGCCGTCGGACGATTTCCAAAAACCTAAACCGTTTTTGTTCAGTTGAATGCAAGATTTACAGGTATTTATATCAGCCGTATCCATAATCAGAATGCGTTCTGGTTTTTCTGACGGATCTAGAATGACGTGACCGCCCTCTGCACCCGTAATCAGTTTTGTGGCATTTTCAATTTTGCTGTCTATGACCTGTCTGTTTCTGAATTCACTATTATCAATAGCGGTCTGTAGGCTTTTGGTTTTGGCGGTCATGAACCCTGTCATGGTCTCGAATTTGTCGCCAAATGTCAGTTCCGATTGTTCAGGGCTGTCAAGGTTTATAGTGATACCCACAATACGCAAATCTTCGTCAATCCCCATAAGAGGGTTGACCACACGATACCAGCACCCTAGCTCAAACCGTTCAAAATTCATGTCAATTGTTGACAAATCGACCGCAGTTATTTTATACTGCTTTTTGGCTTTATTTGCACTTTTCAGGTATGCTGTAGCTTTTGTTTTCAAAATTGACGCCTGCGTCACATCGTCCCACGTCTGTGTACCGCTGATTACGCCATATTTAGCGACTAACACACTATCTTCGATATAGTCTTTACCGCCGTTTACACTGCCAATCGTCAGCCTTTTCTCGCTATCGGTCAGCTTTGCACCCAGTGGATATAGCCGTGTAATAACGCTCGTTTCGTCAACTTCACGGCTGATAGTTTTGAGATTTACTGCCAGTTCTATTCTTGTATCTGTGCCGTGTCCGATATGTTCCAGATAGTCTATATACACTTTGCCGTCTTGGTCTCTCAGCTGTATCTCACCGCCGAATTTTCCGACCAGTTGTTCAGATATAGCGTCCATAGTCGATATCCAGTTGACAGAATATGTGTAATTATTTTCAGCCGTTACAGTGACCCGCCCGACCGATATGTGTTTGTCGTCACCGACCTGCGCATTGTGTTTGGAAATGAATGACGCTAGCACTGTCCGAACGCCTACCATTTTGTATTCCGCGTATGGCTGAACACTATCGTATAGCCAGCCTAAACGCCCCTCGCAGGTGACAGATTTACAAATCAGTCCTTGCTCGTCCATGCTGTCAGGGCATTTCAGCACACGACCGATAAAAACGTCTTTCCCTGTGCTGTCGTCCGTGACAGTGACCGATGTTGTCAGCGGTTTCAGTTTGTCATATCCTGCATTGTCGGGGTATATGGTAAACGTGAAACTGTCAACAGCATTGACAGCCTTGACAATTTTTCCACCTGAAATGCGGTCAAGGTTATCACTATGTATCGTGGCTTTTTCTGTGCCGTTTGTGATAGTGACAGTATGCATTTATAACACCTCCTCATGCAGACTCAGCGTGAGCGTGCCGAAGCCATACGCTGACAAAGTATTCAAACCCGGCTGTAAAATCAGTTCGTCCATATCGAATGGTTTTTCTGTCGGTCTGTACACTTTTTCAGAAATATCAACGTTGTTATTTTGGAAATGTGTGAATCCTACCTTGTCGATATCATCAACAGACCGCCTATATATCAGACGTGGTTTTATCGGCACATCCGAATACAAATAGACTTTTAGCACACCCATAGGGGCGTGTGGAGCCATTTCAATAGCCGTCAGTGTCATGTCTGTAAGGTTCAGATAGTCATTTTCAAAACTGAAATTGTCAAATCCCTTGTCGGAAAAATCATCAGATATCTTGTACGGCTGTGCTTTGAACGTTGCCGTTACCTCAACATGATAACCTTTTTCAATTTCAGCACAGCTAATTGCTCTTGCCTTATAATGGTAAATTTCAGCATCGTCATATAGGTCACATTCACCAGCCGACAAAATCCAGTTTTCAAAATCTGCCACTGTTTTCCGCAGGGCGGTTTTTGGACAGTCCATAAACACGAATTTGTATGTCAACGTTCGTGTATCATAGGTAGGTTTACCGCCATTCTGATATGTGAAACATATGTCGCCATTGCGGTATGGTATAGTAGCCGATATATCCCTGATGTTTGGTGGTGGTGTACTGCGTGATGTCAGTAACGCTCCGAAATCGGTATAGGAATTTTTACCATTTATCGTTATACTAGACATTGTCAGCCACCCTCCTAGCATTCAGATTGATTTTTTCAGCCATAGCAACGTCCATGTATGGCGCTGTCACTGTGGCGAAACGTTTTCCGTCGATGTTCATAACCACTGTCAAATCACCGTTCTTGCCGTGTTGTGTGGTGCTGTCGGCTTCGGTTGATATTTTGTCAGCCGTTTTCCGAACGTTCTGCCTGCCTATCATGACAGGGTCCATTTCAGCCGATACACCTGCAACACTGTCAACAATAGCCTGTGCCTCGTCCACTGGTTCGTCTGCCGTATCTTCCATGCCGACAGCGATACCAGACGGCAGATACTGACCGACCTTTTTCGCCATGACCCTTGAAGGCGAATGGATATCGAAGAAATCGCAAAATCCGTCTATAATGGCACTGCTTACGTCTTCCACTACGCTCCAAATTCCGCTGACGGCAGAAACTAAACCGTTCAAAATGCCCTTGAGGATATTTGCACCCAAGTCCAGCCAATCAACGTCTTTGAATCCGTCTATGATAGCACCGATTATTTCGGGAAGAGCGTCGATAAGGTCAGGCAGAGCCTGTGGCAAGCCCTGTGCCAATGCGACAATCAGTTCCATACCAGCCTTGACCAGTGCAGGCAGATTTTCTGTCAGTGAATCTGTTATAACAGGTATCAACGCTATTATTGCGTCAATCAAATCAGGCGTGCACTTGGTCAGACCTGTTATCAATCCTGTTAGTAATTGGAAACCGCCCTCGATGATTGCTGGCAGATTTTCAATCAGCGTGTCAGTTATTTGTTTTATCAAACTAGGTAACATCGGCATCAACTGTCCGATAACGTCATTTAGTCCGTCAATCAGACCTAAAAACAGCGTGATTGCGCCCTGCACCAGTTCAGGCACTAGCGTAGGAATAGTTGAAACCAGTGCATTTATCAATCCGAAAAAGCCGTTAAGTAGTGACGGCAAAATCGAGTTGATTAGTGACGGGGCCGATTGTGCCAGTGATTGAATGATAGATGTTAGCACTGTGGTTGTCGCTGTGATTAGTGTCGGTGCATTTTCGGCTAGCGTTTCTGACGCAGAACTGAACAGCCCAGATATAACAATCGGAATTTGTTCGGTCAAGCCGTCAAGACCGCCACTGTCATATGCGTCTAGCAAACTAGAAACGCCGTCAAACAGTTTGGTGAAACCGCCTGACAATTTCTGAACAGCTGGCAACGATTTTGTCAGAAAGTCTGCCGCCATTCCCTTTGCGCCTGCCATAACAGGCGTGAATGCAGTTCCCAAAGACGCAAGGGCGTCCTGCAATTCAAAACTAGCACGTTCATAGTCCAGCGTTGATTTATTTGCTGATTGGTATTCGTCATTGATTTCCGACAGACCCGAATTTGCCAGCCAATCAAGGGCATACTGCTGACGTTCTGCCTCTGACGTGCAATTCTGTAGACCCGCATTAAAATCGTCAACGCTATCACCCATACGCCCGATAAGTTCTGAAAACTGACCTGTCGCAGCACCTGTGGCAAGGGTTTCCTGCAGACTGTCTGAAAGGCTTTCGATTTTCAAGGTATCAGGGAATTTTTCAACCGCTCCGCTGAGTGCATTTATAGCAGGCGTCATTTGTTCATCGCTGAAACCAACAGCCATAAGGTTTGATAACGCTTCAATGCTCGAATCGGATTCGCCCGTGATAGCTACCAAATCTTGCATTTTTGATTTCATAAAATCAAAATTGTTGCCGCTGGTTTCGGCGTTTGTTTTCAGTTTGGTCATATCGCTGTTCCACTCACGGCTTGCTTCAACGTTTGCCGCAAGTGCCGTTGTTACAGCTGCAAGACCAACACCTATGGTCTGCGTGTATTTTTTGAACCCATCAGCCGCCTTGCCTATCATAGCCGTGTCTATCTTGCCTAGCGTTGCCGTGAATTTTACGGCTTTGCTTGTCGCACCGCCTATGACAGAACCGACTTTTTCAACCTTTTTTATGACAGGCTCAACCTTGTCTTTGGCTTCTTTGAATGCCGTGCCGATAACATGAATATTTTTCTTTTCATCTTTCAGACTTGACAGCTTTGACTTCGTTGTTTCCAACTCACGCTGAAACGCACGATACTGTCCTGCGTCTATCTCGCCTTTTTTGTACTGTGCTGTGACCTGTGATTGTGCTTCTTTTAGCACGTCCAACTTTGACTTTGTCTCTTTGATACTATCTTTCAGCAGGTCTTGTTTTTGCTTGACCAGTGTGACGTTATTCGGGTCTAGCTTTAGGGCTTTATCGACCGCTTTCAACTCGCTCTCCAGCTCACGGCTCTTTTTGTTTGTTTCTTTCAGTGCCTTGTCAAGACCTGTGGTGTCGCCGCCTATCTTGATAGTAATGCCCTTTATGCTACTTTTTGCCACTTATCATTACCCCCTTTCCAAAATTTTCTCGCAAAGCCTGTCGGTCAGGCTTCGTCAGGGTCAGCCTATATGCGTTGTCAAGATATTCCTGACCGCTCTCACTCTGCCTGAGCCGTGCGATAAAAGCATCACGACGTATCAGCAGATAATCATAGTAGTCCATATCATCAACATCATATAGCGATATACCCATATAGTCCGCAACTAACTTTTCCCACGTTGAGGAAATTTCATATTTCTCCCCCTCCCTATTCTGCGGTGGATAGTAGGGGAGCGCTAGTTTTTTGAATTTTTGATTTCTAGCAGATAGTCAATATATGTGCGGTAGAATGTTTGAATGTCGTATATATCCCAATCAGCCAGTGTTTCAGCCGTTATTGGTATTTTCGCAATGTTGTGTGACATCAGTTTTGCACACATTTCGATTGCTTCGTCTAGCTTGTTGCCACCTAGCTTTGCGGATATTTCCCCAAACGCTTCAATCTCGCCTTTTGTGGGCGGCATAACAAAAATCGTGGTATGCTTTTCATCAGCCAGCTCAATACGCAGGCTAGGTTTTTGCATTTTATTGAAATTCAACGTCTTTGGCATTTTTCTGTATACCTCCAAAAAAACAGCCCACTGAAAATCTCAGCAGGCTGTGTATTTGTGTTGCTTATGTGGCACTTATCGACTTGTCCTCTTCGATGTAGGTAATCAGCGTTCCTTCGCTGTCGCTTGGCAGTGCTTTGAACTCTGCGTCAATAACGCTTTCCTTGTCTTTTGCAAATGCCAGTTCGATGCCGCTCTGATTGTTGCCCACGATCATGACCCATATATCTCCGTCAACTGCGTCAACGTGGTGGAAGCAGAGAACATACCTCTTGCGACGCATATTCTTTAGACCGCCAATCTTGACAGTTCTACGTTTCTTGCTGGTATCTTCTGTAACTCTTGCGGTATCGCAGAGAACATCAAGGGTATTGCCGTTGAATACCATGATACCAGTTTTCAGCGTAGCTTCTTCTTCGGTGATGATTGTCTTCTGATGTGTGCCATCATCATCACTTGCGGTGTAAAATGTCGGCTTATAAGACAGGGTTGCGCCGCCCTGGATATAGCCCAAAACATTGGCTTCTGTGCAGATAGTATCAACATCAGGCACTGTTTCACCGTTGAAATCCTGATAGTAGATATAACCGCTACCAAGAATAATATTGCTTGGGGCTTTCTTTGTTTCAGCCATTTTAATTCCTCCTTTTTAAATTTGTGATTTATGTACGAATAATTTTTCAACAGATTTTGGGCGTTTGCTATTACCATTTAACGTTCTTAAAATTTCTTTTTGCCAAACGCAAACAAAATCGTCAGGTGCTTGCAGTTCCGAAATAAATACTGTGTTTTTCTCACTGATTTTTCGCATATATTCCCAAAATTCAGTGCTATCAAATTTGCCTGTTGAATAGCCTGTAACGCCAGCATATGGTGGGTCAGCGTATACTATAGATCCGTCAGGAATGTCAACACTACGATAATCAGCGCAGGTGAATTTTGCCGTTTTAAGGTTTTCAAAATCTCGCATTATAGCATTCCTACCTTGCTTGGCATAATTGACACCATTTTTGTCTCGGGCATAGCTGCCAAACCAACGGCCGCCAAATGAACATCCAAAACCCACAAAGCCAGTCAATGCCTTATCCTCGTCCTTATGTTCACGGATATATCTATATTGTTCTTCGGATATATTTTCGGGCAAGTCATAGCCGTTTTGTAATGCCTGATACATAGCTATCAGATATGGGTGTAGGTCATTGCATATAACATTTTCAAAATGTGGTGCTAATTTTGTTTCGATTGCACAGCCGCCGCAGAACAAACTTACAAACGTCTTAGCGTTTTCCTTTTTTTGTAAGATGAGTTCTGAGAGAGGTTTTGCAATCTTGCATTTGCCGCCTAAATATCGCATTGTTTTCTCCCTTGTTTCAAATAATTGGTAAACGAATATCTTATCTGATATTCCTTGCTGTCCTCAATCCAGTTTTCAGACTTTTCCAAATCAAAATCTGAAAACTGCTTTTCAACAGCCGTTTCTAATTCAACGTCGATTTTCCTAGTGTACAATTCAATGACTATCGTCTGCTCTCGCAGGCTTGCGGGGTGCATATCGTCTCCGCTGTCTATGGTGCTTTCACGATAGAACACACAGTATGGCGTTTTCATTTCATCACGTGATGAATAGTATGCGACCTTGTCTTTCAGTTCGTCGATAGCCGTTAATCGTGAACGTATATCAGCCAATGTCAAATTCATTTCTTCAACCTCGTTTCTATCAACTCAGGCAGTGCCTTTTGTGCATAGTCTTCAACAGGTTTGATATGCACAAATGCCTTTACTCTGCCCTTACCGCCTTTTTTTGCGTGACCGTGCTCCAACAGATGTGTCAGATAGTAGTATTTTTTGTTTCGCACAACAACACGTTTGTTGCCCGACTTAGCGTATGCTGTTTCGGCTTTCCAGCTTTCGGCATACTTGCCTGTGCGACGTGGTGATGTGGCTTTTAGCTTCTCAACACACTGGTCTGCAACCTCGTCAATACAGCCGTCAACTATTTTTGCAGTTTCTTCACTGTACTCTTTCAGGTCATCAGCGACCTGTTTTGCCAACTTACTGACATCAATTTCAACCGATTTCATCAGCTATCACCGCCAAAACGTTCAGCCGTCAGTTCAATGGTTGTTCCTGCGACATATGTGCGTATGATACGATACTCCCGACCGTTATAGAATAGCATATCTTCATCGTCATAGTCATAGTAATCTGCCATTTTGATTTTCAGCGTAGGTTGAAACCCTGCCTGTGCGGCACTGTAAAATTCAGAACGTGAAATTGATGATACTTGACAGAAAACCTCTTTGGCATTCTCCCAGTCAACGACCTTTTCTTGATTTCCTATCTCGTCCGAAACTATCTTTGCTTTGGCGATTTTTACAACATCATTAAACATCGTTAAATCCCCTCCGTGTAGTCCTCGTTCAGACTTAGTGCGTCTCGCAGGCGCTCATAATTCTTGCGGAAATCTTCGCCTTTGCCGTTGAAATCATACTGCCATTTGACATAGTTTTCGATAGCCTTTTTCAGAATTGCACTGCAATCATCAGCGTCAAAGGGAACGAACACGCCCACACGCTTCAAATCTTCCATGCAGGCGTCAACGTTTGACATAATGTCGCTATCTAGCTTGTTGTGCGATATCCTCAACGAATTTTTCAAACTTTCTAGCATTCGTTATGCCCCCCTTTTATCATGATTACTTGCTCTTCTTTGTGAGTGTCACAAGGCTGTTCTTGTCGATAACCTTGCCGTCTACCAGCATGATACCCTTTATAACCTGATCTTCGGTATCATTATCCTCATATCTCTTGACTGTCATTTGGAGATTTGTGTTGAGAATATAGTCCTCAGGGCGGAAAAGGAAAGCGACGATTGTGTCAGCCGATACAGCGTCGGTATAAGCGTCGATATCATCAGAGAACACAACAGGTTTGCCAAGAACTGATGGCTGCATATCGCCGTTAAGACCATAGTTGACCCTTGCGATAGGCTGTCCCTGAGTGTCGGTCATTGCCTGGATAGTGCAGAATGTTGACCAGTTCATAAACCACTTAACACCTGCTCTATAGCCTGATGGAATTTTTGACATCATATTCCACAGGGTATCGTATGTAATGCCGCTTGCCAGTGCAACGTTCACATTCTGACCGCTGACAACAGTTTCCGTCAGAATGCCCTTTGGTCTGGTTGTGCCGTCGCCCTTGATGATTGCTGTCTCGATAGCGGCGATCATTGCGTCGGCTACCTGATTAACGAACACAGTTTCGAAGAAATCAAGAGATACTACCGAAACTTCAAGCGACATTGAAATTGGGCATCTGAGCTTGAAGTAGCTGAAAGTGATTGAGCCTGTGGACTTCTTCTGTGTGTCAGAGCTTGCGCCCTCAGCGACCCATGTTGCAACTGGCTTGGCGCTTGAAGTAGGAATTGTCACGCCACCCTTGATATTTGTCTTTGTGACAAGGGCATAGATCTGTCCGTGTTCCTCCAGCTTCTCAACGATTCTCTGCATGGTTGTTGACGGAATAACAGCCGCAACGTCAGTGGTCTTTGTGGACTGTGCCTCGTTTGCAAACTTCGCAGGGATTGGTGTGCCCTCGAGAACGTTATGCATAAATGCAGTTCTGTACTCGATGCTGTCATAGATGTTTGATGTGTGTGTGATCGCATTCTCGCTCATCTTGTTTTCATTCCTTTCGATGATATTTTTCATGGTGTCTGACGCATGGTTTTTTGTCATAGCGTTCAGATTTGCCTGTGTCTTTGCCGCCTTTTCAGCGTCATTCATCAGCTTTTCAGCTTCCTCAAAATTGCCCTCGTCGATGAGAGCCTGAGCCTTGTCAAGCATTTCCTGTCTTGTCATTTTTATAACCCTCCTTTAGTTTGTCAAGCCTTGCCTGTGCTGTTATCTTTTTGTCAGCACGCTCAGCTTTCATTTTTTCGATTACGTTCTGCGGTATGATATCGCAGTAGGCCGCCACAAGCTGTGATTTGACGTTCTTGCTCCCTGCGATTTCGTCTATCAACCCCAGTTCGACCGCTTCATCAGCCGTCAGCCATGTTTCCTTGTCCATGATTTCCAGTGCCTTTTCTTTTGCCATGCCTGACTTGGTTATGTAGGCATTTGCAATGGTTTCATTGGCTTTTTGCAAAATCTCTGACATTTTGTCCATGTCATGGTAATCACCGCTTGTCACCGATGATACGTTATGCACCATGATCTGTGCCGTCGGTGATATATCTGACTTGCCTGCACACGCTATCACACTTGCCGCACTTGCCGCAAGACCGACAACGTGTATTTTGACGTCACCTGAATATTCACGGATTGCCGAATAAATTTCAGAAGCCGCAAAAATATCACCACCGCCGGAGTTGATGTCAACCTCCAACAGTTCGCCTTTTTCAGCCGCCGCATTTATACCCTTTAAAACCTTTGCAGGGGAAGTGGCGTCAATTTCGAAAAGGTCATAGATCCATTGGTCATCATTCGGAATGATTGTACCTTTGACGTTAATTTTCATCGTTTTCACCTCCCTCACTGCTGTCTATCTTTGCCGTGTCTAGTCTGACATAGTATTGATCGCCCGAAGGAATGTCAGCCAGATTGAACACGCTTCGGATTTCGTTTGCGTTCATAATGCCCCTATCGAAAAACTGCACCAGATTCAACTTAGTTGACATTGACGCAGTGCTCAGGTTGAACGCCTCAAAAACTATTTTGTTGCCATATCCTCTTTCGATACGGCTGAATAGTTTTCGTGTGAATTCGCCAGCCAGTTCCATTACTACTGGTTCTATCTCCGATTCGTAGTAGGCGTTGTACTGGTCTTCGGTGTAGTTCGATTGCACGATATTTGCGTTTGTGTTAAACAGCGAATAAATTCTCTGCGTGGTTTTTTCCATGACCGATGAATTCGGTACATAGTCTTTTGCGTCAACTTGTTTTGCGTCCGCCTTGCTGTCGACCGCCGCAACACCTGTGCCGTTTTGAACGCTCATGAACTGCTCGCTAAATTCTTGCGCTTGCTTTTTCAAATCCTCAGGGCGCAGGGAACTTGTGAACTTCAACAGCCAGCGAATAATCGACGAATTTTTAATAGCCTTGACAATACCCTGGTCTGTAGTTGTCACGATTTCCATTAGTGGCGTCAGTGTTTCACTCAGCCGTTCTCCGAAGATATCGTCTCTATAAAAATCACTACGCAGATGAATGATATCTGCATACGGAAACGTATATCTTTGTCCATTGAAAAATGTGAATTTCAAATACAAATCATTGCCGATATATACGCATTCTGCACTGTCTGCAGGAATAGGATACAACTCTGTAGGATAGCCGTTGCCGTCACGGATAATCAGAATAAATGCGTTGTTGTTCAAACACAGCTGCGTTGCGATTTTTTCCAGCATTTTCTGCATTGTCATGAACTCGTTTGGCTCTTCCAGCAGCATTCGCATATATGGTTCAGGGTTTATCTCGATACTGCCGTCACCATTTCGGCTATATGATTTTCTGATATGCTTTGCGGTCAGTTTCCCAATAGCCTTGACCTTTGGGCGAATGCAGGCACGCACCAAGTCCGACCGATAAACATTGCCGTCCCAACTATAGTAGCCGTTGCCGATTTCCGTCATCATCTTATATCTGGTTACTACCTGCGACCTGTTTTTAAACCGATTTATCAGACCCATTTTTTTCACCCCTTTCCTATATCAAACTCTCAAATTCTTCCTGCCGATTATAATAGACCACATATGCGTCTAGCAGTGCCGCAAGTCCGTCTATTCTCTGCGTTCGGTCAGATTTCTTACACGGCTGAATGTTGCCGTTGACATCTGTCTTGACAGCCGTATTCAGAAAACACCATTTGTCAATTGGATTGTTGTCGTAAACGATGTTGTGTCGCTGAAACTCAGCTTTCAGATTCTTCATCGGGTCAGACAATGTGATAACACCCTGACGCACAGGTACTAAAACGCCCTTGCCAAACTCTTCTTCAAACGCCTTTATCAGCTCGTCCGAAACGTGCCATGGGTCATAGCCAATAGCCAGAGGATAGATGTCTTCTTTATCCCTCAATTCCAAAAACCAGTCTAGGATGACACGCTTGTTGACTTTGTTCCCCTCGCACGTCCTCAGTAGACCTTGCGACTTCCACAATTCATACGGCACACTATCTCGTCCACGTCTGTCACCCTTTTCAGCGTCAGCGTCAAGAACGGCTTGCGGAATCCAGTACATAGATTTTACATACAATCTATCATCATCAGGCTTCTTGCAGATAGCCTTTGCGGCATTCAGGTCTATATAATCAGCAGCGTCAAAACCACCGATGAAATATCTGAACGGATAGTCCGTGATAGGCTCTTCATTGTTCAGCTCGTCCCATGTCAGCCAGCCGCTTTCGGTATTCTGCGGAAGGTTAAAATCTTTGACCATAACCGTTGCTTTGAAACTCGGGTCATCTTTGGCTTTCTGCACCATTTGTCGCAGATAGTCTATTGATTTTATCGTACCCAGCCCGGGATTTGCTTTTATCCAACATTCTTCCTTATCCCATTCGTCGGGGCTATCCAGTTCGTTGATAAACGGCAGAAACCTTTTGTTGATTTCCGTCAGCCGTCCGTATAGCAAATTATTTGCATATTCGTATTGGGCGTCAAAGATACCACCACGAACGAAGCCGTTTGTTGTAATGCAAAATAAAATAGGTTGCTGTCTAGCACCCATTGCTTGCTTTATCAAATCATATAGATCTCGGTTCTTTATTGCCGCCAATTCGTCGATAACACCGCAGTGAACGTCCAATCCGTCAAGGCTGTTTGAATTGCTGGCAAGAGCCTTTATAAATCCCATGTTCAACGGAAAATACAAATCGGTCGCACGTTTACGAATATGCTTGCTCAACAATGGCGATTGTTTTATCATTTTGTAGCAGGCGTTGAAACCTAGCTTTGCCTGGTCTAGCATTGTGGCAACGTTATATATCTGCGGTGAACCCTCTCCGTCATTGACTAGCATATCATTTTCAACCGCCGCAATTTCCGTTGTCTTGCCGTTCTTTCGACCTTCAATTATCAGGCATTCGTTATACTGGCGCAGGTTGTTATCGTCAACAAAACCGAATAATGCTTGCAGTCTTGCTTTTTGAAACAACTCCAGCTTCAACGGCTGACCTAGTTTTCCAGACGGCAGCTTACAGAATTTTTCTATAAAATCCGTGTGCCGTGTTGCAATAGCTTCGTCAAAATGAAATTCATCAGGGCTTGCAAACCTGTTCAGCAGCATTTCCGAAACCTTTTTCATTTTCTCACACGCAACGATACTCCCGTCATAAATGCCAGTAAAATATTTTTCAAATTCCGTCAACGCTTTGCACCGCCTAGGAATTCCAACAGCTCGTCACCCTCAGATTTTTGCAGGCTGTCGAGAATAATGTCTTCAACTGTCTTAGCCATTGCATTGTATTTTCCGATTAGTGTTGCATATGCTTTACTTGCTGGGTGCTCTGTCTTGACAGTAAAACCATTGCCGTTTGTTGCTTCGATGATTGCGCCCTCTGCTTTTATCTTTTTCTGATACTCACTCAGCAGATTTTCCATGTACTCCAGCTGATCTAACAGCTTTATGCCCAGCTCTCTCTTAGCTGGCTCACAGCTATCCACAGCTTTTCGCAACTCGCTCAAATTCTTTTTGATTTTTGCCATTATCAGATTACACCCCCTTATGTGATTTTATGAGCCGTAAAAAATGACCTTTGCCCCCTCGGTATCTTAGGAAAAAATTCAGTCCAAATTTGAGGGGGGTACGGGCATACCAAATGCGTCAAATTCACATTTTGTTAATTTTTTAGGCGATTTTTGGTAAAAATGACCCTCGAAATTATCATGACATTTTTTGCATACAAATTCGAGATTGGCATGGTTTAATGATACCTCAGGGTCACTAATGTTTGCTGGCGTCAACAATGTTCGGTGATGAACGATATATCCAGCACGTTCGTGGCATTCTTCGCAAAGACCGCCGTCGATTAATATGCGTTTGTCGATGTAAGATTGGCGACACTTCTTCCATGCCGCTGAGCGGTAAAAAGAATACGCAAAGTCTCTCATAGTGCCGCCCCCATAAAATAAAAATGCCACACGTGGGACACATTGTTAAGAGGTGTGTGTGGCTGATTGGTATCGGTGTCAACATCATTGCAGTATCGACCGATATATCCGCCATAGCTAATGCCATAGCGGAAGTCAGGAGATCTAAAACAAAAGAAGTAAAAAACATGGAGCAGGTTAAGTGATGGCGCACCGCCCCTGCACATTGCCTGAGGGCTAGCCACTCAGGCGTAAAAATAAGGTTGGCTTTTACTGAGGAGATAACCAACTGACCTTTTGCCCTATCGGGCTATTATACAGTATAGCAGATTAATAACTGCATTTCACTGCATTTCACTGCACTCTTTTGGAACAACGATATGCTTCAGGGCTTCGCCGTGAATTTTGTAAATCGTTCGTTCTGAGTAGTTCATATAGTCAGTGATCCCCATTATGTATTCACCGTTTTCTTTGTTGAATTTTCCCACCCATCGCTGATAAAAAAGATACCGCCTTTCAAGGACTTCTCGCTGGTCTGCGTCTGCTACTGCGTCAATGGACTTTTCAATTTGCAGACGTTTGTCAATCAATATCAGCGCCAGTTCCTGCTGTCTGCGTTCATATTCTGCTATGCGTTCAATGGTGCTTGACATCTTGTCGCCATTGCAACTGCCATGACTAGCACCTGTATTTTCGTATGAAATGCCAGCATATTCTAGTTGTGACCGCAGTTTCTTGACCTTGCTTTCGATGATTTTTACACGCCGTTCGATTTTATAGGCGTTTTGCAAATATTCTTTTGCTGTCATTTCAACCGCCTTTCTGCACCCTGTCGGTCATTTCCGTTGATATCAGTTCCGACAGGTCAATGCCGTATGTCTCTTTCAGATAGTTGGCGTTATTATCGTTATCGAATTCAGCCGTGTCCATGATGTCAAACGTGCTATTCACTGCGTCGATGAATGCACGCAAGCGTTTGCCTTTCCAGCCGTACCACTTGTCTAGCGTCCACAAAACAGTCGCCATTATCTGTTCAGTGATATCCTGCATTATCTCACCCTGCAGTTCACTATATCTTTTCTGCATTTCCTTTGCGACCTCTTTTTTGATGTCGCTTTGTTTGACGATGTTCGTTCGTGCTTTCATGGTGCAACACCAGCTTCAAAAAATTCAGGGGTGTCGAAAACATTTCCGACAATTTCGCACATATAAAAATCGCTAGGGTATATGTTTGATGTGTCGCTTTCTCCGAAAAAACCGGTCTCAGGGTCAAATTTAATTTCAAAAACCTTTTTGTCAATATGTTTTGAAATATTTCTGTCGCACAGGCAGAGATCCCCCTCAAAAATCTTATTGCCGTTCACGTCGGTAAGACCTGTGTACTGACCGATTGTCTCAGGGTCAACTTCGGCTGTATATAACGCACTTGCATAATCGGGTATGATATAGTCTTTTTCTTTTCCTATCCAACCATAGTGGCATGGATAGCCCTGAAACCATTCACCATTATTTACACATTTTCCACGAAATAATATTTCACGCATTGTCTTCATCACTCCTTGTTACCAAACTTTCAGTGCCATTTTCCAAGCACAAAACGCTCGTAAAACGTCCCCGTATATATCCTGTGATAGCGTTCTATCACCGCCCGGTCAAGAGTAGGGTTGTCCTCCAGCACAAAATGTCTGTAGATAAGCCGTTTTTCCTCAGCCTTGTCTATCCACTCTTTCTTGAACCAGTGGTAAGGATTGTCAGGATTGCAGTTGAACCACAGCTTGCTCCCCGCCACTGAACACCTTGCCACAGCCTGCTCTATAAAGCTTCTGGGCATAAGTGTCACCTCGTCAAGAAGCACCCCCGCAAGAGTCATGCCCTGGATAAGTGAGGGCGAGCCTTCGTCCCTGCCGCCAAAGTAGTAAAACCTGTTTTTCCTGCCACAAAAGCTAACGTCCATATAGTTCTTTGACGCGACCTCCACAGCCGTCATGCCCATGGCTTTCATATACTCCCTGAGTGCAGGCAGGATATTCCTTCTCAGCGACACGATAGTTTTTGAGCATAGCCCAAAAATGCACTCGTCAAAATTAGTCATCGCCCATGTCATAAAAGACGCCGACAAACAAAAGGTCTTGCCCGATCTGACCGCACCGTCACAGATTATCCCGTCGTAATCACTAAGCTCCCGTTCCGTCCACCATTTGAAAACAAACTTCTGATTTTCCGACAGCTTTGTTGTTTTCACAAGCTTTCACCGTCCATTCTTGCTCCGCAAAGTGGACAATAAGTCGGGAACGTATCGCCGCATATTTCTTCTAAATCGCTTGCATAATATTCTGTTTTACATTCACTACATCTTGTACAGCCGTTTTCATACATTAATTCTGTGGTTTCCCACTTTCCATGCTTGACCTCCTGCACGTCTGCGGTAGGCTGTTCGTTGATTATATCAGCGATACTGCTGTTATCACCCAGAATGCCTGTTATGCCCTTTTCGTATATCGGCATACACGCTGCCGATAGTTCGTTAATCAGATTGTCTGCGTCAATGTATTTTGCCATTTTTATACCTCCAAATCATCAAATGTCAGCTGGTTGAAATCTTCGCCCATCCACCAGCGAAAAACGTCTTGCCCTGTTTGCCATGACATTTTAGCATCTTTTCCAAGCTGCTTTTTACGTTCTAGCATTCTGTCAAATGCCGTTATATAATTTTGTTTGTATTTCGGATATCGTTCAAATTCAACGTATCTATGTTTTCCAGCCACAGGACAGCCAATGCAACCTATACGATTAAAACCGCATTCATACAGCGGATTTGATTTGCAACCATAGTAGTGCAAAAAATCCCACACATCATCATCAGACCAGTCGACTATAGGGTTTACCATAGTTTTCGTAGTGCGATAGCAGTGTTCAACCAACCTACGATTTTTGTCATTATCATCATTAAAAATGATTCCGTCCTGATACGGTTGTTGATATTCTGTGCCTATTTCATCAGCTATTTTCATCGTTGATTTAGGTTTCCCGATAATTTTAACAACGTCCGCTGATTCTCTGCGACGTCCACTTTCAGACCACCTAACGCCAGTAATAACAACACGTCCTGTGCCACCACGTTCTTTTAATTCGCTACAGCAATAACGTGCAATGCGTGTCGGTGGCATTAGCTTCTTGACAATCAGGTTCCACATTGTAATGTGATTGCCGTCCTTGTCATAAGCCTTATCAATTTTCACATCTGGTTGAGATTGAACATATCTCACAGTTTCGGGCGCATCAACAGTTGTCAAATTATGTACTGCTTCAAATTTAACGCCTGCGAGTTGTGCCAAAATTTTGATACAGTCACTATCTTTTCCACCGCTATATGCTAAATAATATCCGTCCGCAGGTTCAAACGTTTTCAGACGTTCGATAGCCTTTTGCTCTTTTGCACTATCCATATAGCCTCCTAAAACGTCACTGTCACATTCAACACAGCCGCTGCTAACCAGTAGACGGCTTTCTTGTAGTCTTTTTGTGCGGCATATACAACTGCCGCTCCTGCGTCCAGCAGAATCAGCAGCAGTGGGAATATGTATTCGGGTTTTATTTTTGTCATGCTATTCCTCCTCACTTCCCCATTGTTCAGCCATTGCTTGTGCTATGCCTGGAAATGTTTTGGATTTTGTCTTGCTGTCACGAAAGGGCATTCCGCAGTTTGTGCGTGCAGTGCCGTCCGCCTTTTTGCTACCGCTTGACACCCATGAACATATGGGTGTAACAATATTTGTCGGTATCAATTTAGGCAGATTTTTCAACCACAAACACGTTTTTTTACTGTATGGGTGTCCGTATTCATATGGCTGTATAGTCTGCGTATATTTCGGCAGCCGATATACTCCAGACGGAATTGGATTTTCAACAGCTATTTTTTCAACAGGGGCATGAAAAAATTTTAGGAAAAATTCTTTTGCGTCTTGCCCCTTATTAAATCTTTCAAGGTCAACATAACTTTTCCCGTTCACTTTTTTGTACAGACGTGCTGCCCCTGCGTTGCTAAGATATGTACACGGCGGATGAGCTATCAGCAAATCCCATGTTTCAACAGTATGCTGCTTGCCGTCACAGGTGAAGAAATCGGTATTGCCGTTGATAACGGTCAGAACATTGCCTAATATATGCCATTCAGGGTGACCGCCTGAACACATCTGAATATCGCAGCTGTATGCTTCGTGACCTTTTGCACGAAACGCCTTGCAGACCTCTTGTGATTCTTCGCACGCTATTAACACCTTCATGTTATCTCTCCTTCTAGTAGTTTTGTCCTATACTGCAAAACCACTCAAAAAACGCCCGCAACGGAATTGTTCCATAGTAAACAACAAACTGCACAGGCTCCAGTATTATGCACCCTATCATGTACAGTACGCATAACACCTTGCGTTTCTTGTCCGTAAGCTTTCTTATTCCTTTTATGATTTCCTGCATACGACACCAAACCCACATCATTTCACTTGGAGAAATCAAATCTTCTCTCCAATATCCGTCATATAAATGCCACATGTTATCCCTCCTCAAACTCAGGACACTCCGTCACAGTGTATGAATGAATTATACCGCCCTTTTGTGCCTTATACATTCTGTGCTGATGTGTTTTCCAACCGACAACAGGCTGTCTGTCTATCGACCAACTGCACCCTGTTATTTGTTCACCTGTCAGCTTGTCGCTCTTTGGCACTGCGTGCTTGCAGTACCAGCAGAGTGTTGTAGCAGCGCTGCATTTTACAGCCTCTATCTTGTCCTTGAATTCTTCGCAGATAGGGCGCTGATAGCTTACTATCTTCGGGCGAAATCCCTGTCTCACACCATACCTGCACAGTCCGTATTTTCCGTTCTTTCTGCCGCAGTTGTCAGGTGATTTCTCGAAATATTTGCAGCTGGTGCAGAATTTGTTGTTAGCCATGTTACTTGCCCTCCTCATACGGACCCAACCCCGACAGCACATCGAACATATGCTTGATAAACTCTATCAGTTCTTCACGGCTCTTCTTTTCAAATTCCGCATAGGGTCTGATGAACTTTTCCATTTCACGCATAACACGCACGCTGTCGTTGAATGCAGCTATTACGTTCTCATTAGGTTCGCTCTGCTTTATCTGCTTGTCCAGTTTCTGTGTCAATGCACTTTTTGCTTTCGCCGCTTGCTCCGCAGGAATGTTGTTCAGTGTGGCGGTTTTGTATAGATAATACATAGCCAGCCAGTATATTTCATCAAAAATATTGCTGTCGTTCGGTAGTTCTTCACCACGATATGCTAGCTTGTCAATTTCTGACCTTTCCATGTTTTTTTCACTCCTCTTTTTTTTGATTTTAAAATGGCGGTAAATCTTCGTCCTCAGCCGTGTCGATTTCTTTGAAACAGCCGTAAATTTTGCCCCATTCTGCATTGTTACAGCCGATACGTTTACAAATCTGACTGTAGGCAACTTTGATATTGTCCGCTACGTTACCCGTCAATCGGTTTTTTACAATGGCAATTTTGCTTTGAAAATCATCCTTATCGTCATCGCTGTTTTTGCTATATGTTAAAACCAAATCGACCCTATTTGTGATATCACCCGAACCGCTGACGCTATCTGCGTTCAGTTCAATGCCGTCTGCGGTTTTGCGTGGGTGTGCTATCAGTATGATAGCTACGTTATATTTGACCGCTATGTATTTAACAGCATTTACAAAATCAGACTGCGCCCGATACAATTCTTTGCTGAGGTCAACGTCCAGCGCCGTCATGAGGTTGTCAATCAGTATCAGTTTGACATTAAATCTGCGGATAGCTGTTTCAATCGTACCCAGCAATGATATCTTGCCGTCACGTTTCGCATTGTCGCCGTCAAGCTTGATTTCAGCCGTCACAGCTGTGTTGTCAAATATGTACGCCCTATCATCATACCAGCGGTTGATTTTATCAACCACATCATCTGGAATGTCATAGGTTTCGTCACCATATTCGTTGACCGAACGTATAACATTTTGTTTTCCTGCAATCTGCAAATCCAACCAGCGTTTGAAATGATAGTCAGGTAATTCGCCCGAATAGACGAAAATCGAATACGGATTGCCGTCGGGATCTGATTGGTCTAGTGCATTTGCGATTATTTGCGACGCTAATGTTGATTTACCCTCGCCACGTTTGCCTGTGATAACCACCACTTGCCCCATATAGATACCGCCGATATATCGGTCAACATCGTATATGCCTGTTTTGATATGCTCCTGCTTATCCAGATTGACCGCCTTGACCTGTGATAGCTTTTTGACAGCCGTGACAGGTATTTCTTCGGCGTTGTTCACAGCGTCGCATATCGCTTTACAGCCGTATTTCTGCAGAATAGCGTTTGCGTCCTTTTCGCCCAGATAATCTTGCGCCCTGACAACTTTCAATTTCTTGTGCGGAAATGATGTTGTAAACTGGTCAACCAATGTTACATGGCCGTGTTCATGGTCTCCGAAAATTACGATTTCGTCGAAGCTGTCTACAAAATCATAGCAGAACGGCACCCATGTTTTATTACTCTGGCCGCCTGGCACAGACACCGCATTATCTATCTGGCAATCTGCCACCGACAGACTATCTATCTGCCCCTCTGTGACTATTAGCCTATCATGTTTTCCTGTGCATCGGTTCATGCCGAACAGTATCGGTTTTGTGTTCTTTTCAAACCACTCTTTTTGATTGTCTCTGCCCTTGACAAAATCTGTCTTGCGGTATTTGACCGATGTCAGCACGTTATTTTCATCAAAAAACGGAAACATCAGCAAATTGTCACGTTTATCACCGACAGTAATGTTGTATTTCCGTGTGGTGATCTCCGAAATTCCCCTTGACCGCAGGTATTCAACCGCCTTGTCACGTGTGACTATCTTCACAGGCGGTAGCGTGCGGTATTTCTTTTTCTGCTCGTCGTCAAATTCCAGTGGATAGTTGAAATCCCTAGCCAGCTGTACGAAATGACCTGTCATGCCACAACTGCTTCGGAAACACTTGAACGCTCCTGTGTCAAGATTCACAGAAAATGTATCTTTGTCATGACCGCCCCCATTGCAGTACGGACAGTATTTGAAATACAGTTCACGTCCCTTGCGGTGCGTTTCTGCATTCAATGCCACAGCCAGACCGACCACATCATCATCACGCATTGTATATCCCATGTTTTTTCACCTCACTCAAAAATCTGTCCTGCCTGGATTGTCCGTCCGTCTGCCATTTGTGTGCGCTGCGGGAGCAGCATATATTTCTTTATCTTTGTTATACTTTGTTGCTTTCTTTTCATTGGTGCCCTTAGCCTGCCCACAGCCTGCCCCTTGCCTGCCCTTAGCCTGCCCAACACCCTGCCGCTTGTCTTGATACTTGTCATAGCAAACCACGGTATAAACGCTATATCGTGGATATTTTGAGACTGCCACTTCCCCTGTCTCAATTAGATGTTTTATTGCTGTCCTTACGCTTTTTACTGACAGACCTGTGTTTTTGGCAATGCTTGGATAACTTGTGGCTATCTGTCCACGCTGAATTGTGATGTTTTCAAAATCATGCGGTTCATAATTTGCCTGCAAAATCAGATATAAAAACACTACCAATGTGTTCGGTTCACGAAACCAACGCCATGCGCATATTTTTCGTTCTAGTGTTATAAATCCATTTTCTAGCATTTAATCACCGCCCAATTTCTGAAGATAATCCCTCAAGGCGTAGTATAGTATCGCCTTTATCAGTGTGCCGCTCTCTTGTTTCCGACATGCTATGATCGTGATGTTATATCGTGCCTGCCATGAACAGAACGTCGCCAGTAGTGCTTTCGGTGGCATTTTACTGCGATAGTTGTGTAGTAGGATATTTTCCCACAGTCTATCATCTTCGACCATTAAAAACACCTTTGCATGGTCTTCGACCGACCGCTTGAACTCACGGTCAAAACGTTCTCGCCCTTTCGTGAAATTGCCCACTATTTCGTCCAAATTTGCCTTACGCTCAATAACAACGCTCTGAGCAAGGCTTACAGGTTCGCTATTAGGTTTTACGGCTTCACAAGTATAATCACCATAGTTTAACTTGTGTTGTGTATATGGCGTTTCTGTGGCTTTCAGAGCCTTTTCGATATGCCCCCACTTTTGTTCCCGGCTATCAACGATAACCGAGAACGTTTTAAGTGTGGCGTCAATGTCTATCGGGTGCATCAGAATGGCACAGTGTCGTCGCCTGCGTTGATTTCAACGAAATCTGACAGATTAGCGTTCGGGTCAAAACTGTCATTGCTGGCTGTTGACGGCTTGTTTTTCAGTTCTTCACGCTTCGGGATTGTGAAATTGCCACTGCGGATATCATTGGCAGGCACAAAGCGTTTGCACTGCGTGAACCAGCCTGTCTTGCCGTCCTTTTCCCACTCTTTTTTATTGAAAAGAGCGCCCACGAGTTTGCCCTTCAACACGTTTTCGTCCCAGTCACGTTCGCAGTCGATATGTAGATTGGCATTTGAATTTTCAAACGCCTGTATCTGGGATTTGAAATAACCCAGCGACTTCTTGAATTTGGTCTCATCACCTGTGTTATGTGGTATGCTCAGGCGCATTGAACCCTTCCACTTCTTGTTCTCCCACTCGTCAGGCGTTGCCTTGTACAGCTTGTCGAAAAAGCCCTTGAACTCGCCCTCTGCGATGTCGAACTGAATTGCCAGCCTGCTACCCCAGTCAGTGAGTTCAACCTTGACGTTGAGAATTTTCAGCACATATCCACCTGGCTGGAGCTTTGGCAACTCTGAAAAACTTGTTGCTTCCGCCTGTTTATAACCTGTGATTCCTATCATTTACTTTTCCTCACTTTCTGTGTTGTTTGGAGTTAAATTCCAATACTCTCTGATTTTGGTGTCTACGAATTTCAAATCATTTTCGATTTCATCGTCAAACATATCTTCGGGTGATTTTGCAGTTGAAATTCCCTTGGATTGCGTGATGAAATAGTGATGGTTTTCGTCAGCCGTGCAAAAAAGCACGATCGAAAACAACCCTTCAACCGTCAACTGATTATCCAGCATCTTGCCGATAGTTTTTGCTTTGTACTTGCCCCCGTCGGTTAGTTCGACGTGGTGTAGAAAATACACGATAACGTCTGACGGCAGGTCATTTATAACAAATTCTATCAGCCGTTCAAAACTGACCGCCATATCAGTGAATTTTCCATACCCTAGTTCTTTTGCCTTGTCGAAACTGTCAAATGCCATGAGATACTGGCTGTCGTCAATGGCAAATGCCTTTGATTTCGATTGAAACATAGCCGCCTTGATAACATCATAACGGCTCTTGCCTTTGTTAGCTTTTACAAGTTTTGCCACTGAAAGTGTTGCAAGGCCATTGTTCTTGAACGGCAACGGCTTGCCAGCGACGTTGAAAATGCTTATCTCGCCTGGCTTGAAATTTTTGAGGGAACGGCTCTTACCACTGCCACTTTCTCCCTCGATTAGAACAGGTAGTCCCATGTTTTATTCCTCCTCTTTGATTTCCAGCGGGCATTGAGCGCCCACAAACGTGTCTGGTAAAAATACGATTTCGTCGGTCAGATTGCACCGACCAGAACGGCGGCTGAAAAACCTGCAATACTTGCAGGCGGCGTATGTCACACCCTTGTTGTCAACAGGAAATGCGGTTTCAACTACTGCATAGCCCCTGACATATTTCTGAACGCCGTTGTCAAAACTAGCACTCATAGCAGATTCAGATCCTCCTCTTCATATTCAGCTCCTGCCAGCGTGGCAAGGTCATAGATTGAAATATCGTCGTTTTGGTTGATTTCTTCAATCAAAATCTCACGGAAACAGTCCTTGCAGTAGTCCTTGCCTTCGTAGCAGAAAACATTTTCATTTGCAAGGTCTAACTGTTCTCTGCATTTGTCGCATTCGACCACAGTATAATTGCGGTCTCTGCCGCAGCATCTGCACCCATCAGGACAGCCGACGCAATCATTAGTAGTATAACGCATTTGGAACACCGCCTTTGTGCTTGAAAAATGCAATATTTTTGTACACGAAATACGATTCAGTTTTGGTTTCCAACACCTCAGCACCGACTTCTTTTGCTACGGCATGAATGTCAGGTGGAAATATCTGAACGCCCAATATCATTCTGCCAGGTGTCCACACGCCACCTGTCATTATGGGATAGACGCCGTCGGTAGCAGTATTGTATACCTGCGTCTCTTTCATTTTTTGTTCCATGTCCGCCATGTCAACCATAGCGTCAAGCCTTTCTTTTACTGTCATGTTTTCGACCTCTCCTTTCCAATATTGCTGGCTCTGCCAGCTTAAAATCTTTGCAGGGGTAACGCCTGCTGCTCTCCAAACAGCCTTTCAGGTGCTTACAGTCCAAACATGAATAGCTAGTCACTTTGTTCGCCACTTTCATTGCCGTTCTCATTTTCAAAATGTATCTTTACAACTTCTACCATTGCAAGATACTCCTTAGCGTATTTGCTATCGCCATGAGTGGTTTTTACTTTTTTTGTAAATTCATCAAGATTGCCCTCAAAGCAGCCACATATAACATAAATATCACCATTTTTGCATTTGAAAAATGTGGTGTTTCGAAACTGAGAACCAAGTCCCTTGACGCAAACATAATCAGCGTTGCCGTAGACCCAAGCGTCGCCGCAGACCTCAGCGTCGCCGTAGACCCAAGCGTCGCCGTAGACCCTAGCGTTGCCGCAGACCTCAGCGTTGCCGCAGACCCTAGCGTCGCCGCAGACCCTAGCGTTGCCGTAGACCCAAGCGTCGCCGCAGACCTCAGCGTCGCCGTAGACCCAAGCGTCGCCGTAGACCCTAGCGTTGCCGTAGACCCTAGCGTTGCCGTAGACCCAAGCGTCGCCGCTCTGACTTAGGTTCTTTTCGCTTTCTACGTATCCGCCCAAGTCGCCAGCATTGACATTTCCAAACGATATCAACGCTTTTATACGGAATAGCTTTCTGCCGAAGTGTATTTTTGTGTCTGTTGTCAATTCAAATTTCTTGCCCATTGCCGTCACCGCCTTTCAACCTCTTGATGTTGTCCTTGAACGCCTCAATATATCCTGTCAGGAATTCGTTTGGATAATCGTCAAGGGCTATTTCTGATATTTTTTCCAGCCCCTCTTGACAAATATCAAGCAGTGTGCTATCATCAAGGTGTACTTTAAAATTGGTATCATTTGATACCTCCGAGCTTGTGCCTGTTGCCGCAGGTGCAGGCTCGTTTTTTGTATTGTTTGCTATGTATTCTGAAAATTTTATGACACAGTTTTTAAAACCTGCTCCTAATACTATAAATGGGCAGGTTTTGCAATCATTTTTTGTGCAGCAATGTGCCGCCTTTACGACTTCCTCGTTAGTGAATTTCTTATTCATTCTCGATTTCCTCCCACTCAAAACGGCCTTTGCCGCTGTTACGCCACTGACCGATACCTCTCAGCCTGCCGTAGTCCAGCCACTCTCTTACGGCTGTTTCCATATCGTCTTTTAGAATATCGATAGTAAACTCGACTGTCGCTCCTGCAGGCACTGTCTCAGAATGTGCCAGTGCAACACGTTCGCCCTGTGGCGTGCTTGCTCTCAACGGCCTCTGACACTCGCCCATACCGCCCTTGAATTCGTATGGTATCTTGCGCTCCTCGACGAAGACAAGCCCGTCAATCTCTTTCTTGTACGCCTTGATTTTTGAGCTTGCCGTGCCTGATACCTTTTTCAGAACACCGCAAGCGTCCTTGAAAAATCCTTTGATTTGATAGTCCCACAGAAATGGTGTGCCGTCTTCCAGTGTCGGGAATACCGTCATAGACTTTTCAACTACCTCAGCCACGCCAAGCGCGGCTATCTCTTCCTCACGGCTCTTTGCGTCTGGTGCTTTTGACGCTATGTATTCGTCGTGGATTGTGGTTGTTGCATTTGCCGTTCCCAAAATCTCTTCGGTGAACGTCAACTTTACTTTGATTTTTTTCATGCTCATGTCTTTTGACCTCCGTTAAATGTTAAATTTATTTTTTTCCTTGCTTTTCGACGCCATACTGTGCCGAACTACGCCTTTGCTAGTCACTGCAGTTCCTTTGCTAATCGCTGCTATGCCCTTGCGTCTCTATGCTTCTCAATGCCTTTGCTAATCAATGCCATTTCTTTGCATGGCACCGCCAATCTGCACCCTGCTATGCCTTTGCCTCTCGTTGCGTGTCAAAACTTCGCCTCGCCTTTGCTTGTCGGAACTTAGCTTTGCCTTTGCTTATCTAAACGGTGCTGCGCATACCTAGCCCTAGCTACGCAATATTTTGCCAGGCCTTTGCGTGGCTGTGCAGTGCCCCTGCGAATTATAGCTATTCTTAGCCGTTGCGAATCTATGTCAATCAATGCTGTGCCGTTGCCCAGCAAATCGACGCTGTACTTTGCCCTTGCCTATGCTTTGACGTTCTTTGCTAAACCCCACTACGCCGTTGCTTTGCTGTTCAAATCAACACCTTCGCATTTCGTAGCCGTTCACAGGTTCGCTTTGCCGTAGCCAATGCTATTCATAGCAAATCCGTTGCATTGCAAATCTAAACTATGCCGTCGCTTTTTTCATCGTGACTGTCATCATCATCACAGCTACTACGTTTCTGTTCCCGTTTGTGCTGGTCTATGATACATGCTATGAACAGCATCACAGCATAGAAAACTGTCAGTATCACGATTGTTGCGCCGATTATTGCGGCTATAAACATACCCTCTGACACTTTACCACTTTCCTTTCGTCTGTATCTCAACCTTGACAACAGGCTTTGAAGCTTCCTTGATTGCCTGCTCCAGCTCTTCACGAATTGCGGTTTCGGCGGTCTCCTTGATGTTTCGATATAGTCCGTAAACCGCCAGTGCGAATAGCGCCACACATAACGCTATTGCAGCCACGAATCTGATGATCTCCAGCGTTGCTATCATCTCGTTCATCTTCTTGCACTCCTTTCCTTGCAGTATTCCGCAAAGATTTCTTCGGGGTTCGCCCCGATTATCTTGCAGTACGTTACGATTTGTTCAGCATTCATGGTGCCGAACTGCCGTTCCCACCTGCTCACGGCTGTCTGTGTCATGCTCAGCCGTTTTGCGATTCTTGCCTGCGTGATATCATTGTTGGTTCTGATAGATTTCAGCCGTTTGGATATCACGTCATTGGCTGTTATTTTCTTTGCAGGCATTTTCAGTCCTCCTTTATCATTTTATATGCCCATATCTCTGCATTAGGAAAACTTTCTCTGTGCCTCTTTGCAGCCTTGGTGGCTTCCTCCAACGTGTCAAAAAGCCCTATGAAAATGCAGTGTACAGGGTCTGTTTTGTCATAGACCTCATACATCGTATCATTTTTGTAATGCCTTTCTACGGCCTCGCCTTTTTTCATGTTTGTAAGTCCTCCGCTATTCTTCGCAGGCATTGTTTTCACCTCCACTATTCTGCATGAACATCACGGGTAAGATAGTCCAGCGTAACGTTCAGCCATTTGGCTATCTGCAGAAGCACCGACGCTGGCATATCGTTTTTATCCTGCCATTTAGACCATGTTCTGCGGTCTATTTCGATAGTCTTCGCAAGGTCCTGCTGGGTGAGATGTCTGCGTCTCAGTTCACCATTGATGTTGTCAAATATCGTTGTCTTTTCAGCCATTTGTTACACCTCCGTTTTCGTTTTGAGTTTTCATACTCGTTTTGAGTACATTATCATTATATACTCATTTTGGGCATTTGTCAACCCCAAAATGGGTACAAATATGTACAAATTTGAGATTGCATTTTTGTACAAAATACTCATTTTGAAAATAATGTGCCCTATTTTCATTGACAAATTCCCATAATGGGTATATAATATATATAGTAGGAGGTGATAAGAATGTTTGACAACCGCCTAAAAAAACTGAGAATGGCGAAAAACCTCACACAAGAGGAAGTTGCAAAAGCCTTAGGCTTGCCGAAAACAACCTACTGCAACTACGAACGTGATGAGAGAGAGCCGTCAGCAATGACACTTTTGAAGATCTCAGCATACTTTGGCGTGTCTCTCGATTATCTTTGCGGAAACGAGGGCGAAAAAAATTCCCCGCCACCACAAAGTGACGAGGAAGCCAAGATTATCGACGCATTAAAGGTTCTTGAAGATAGCGAAATCAAAGACCTTGACAAATATGTCGATTTTCTCCTATTCAAGAGAGGGCTGCTTTAAGCAGCTCTTTTCTTTTTCTGCTCTTATTTTTTCCCACAATTCGGGGTGCTGTAGTATGTAAATCTTGTGGGCAAGTCTTTTTTCAAATTCTGTTCGTTCTTCTTTCGTCATTATTTTCTCCTCCTATATTTATGAAACATATGTTCGATATGCCTATTATATACCATGTTATCACGGCTGTCAATACCCCTTTTATGTACTGTCCGAAAAATCGGACTAAAATAAAAAATGTCAAAAAGGTATTGCAAAATATGCGTTAAAATGCTATTATATATATGAAACACACTATATATAGGCTATGTGTAAATTGTAGCATTTTTATGACATAAAATGCAAGCGTGTTTATAATATCGAACATTATTTGTTAAAACTGAACAAATCGTCAAGACCGCATTTTAGCGATTTAGCCAATAGCACAGCCGTTGAAATGCGTGGGTCAACGTTATAGTGTTCTATCTGGTCTATTTCAGAAAAACTAACGCCTGACAGTTCAGACAGCTGGCGCAGTGTCAGACGCTGTGTGCGACGTATATCACGCAGATGTGTTTCGTATATCATATATATCACCTCTGTGGCTAGTATGCCCACAGGAACCGTGAATATTAGAAAAGGGGTAGAAACCATGGGATTACGTTTTAGAAAATCAATTAAACTTGGCGGCGGTGCAAGATTAAACATCGGCAAAAAATCTGTCGGCATGAGTGTCGGCGGAAAAGGTGCGAGATATACAGTGAACAGCTCAGGGCGACGCACAAAGTCTGTCGGTATACCGGGCACAGGGCTGTCATATGTATCAACATCGGGCGGCAAGAAATCGTCAAGCCACAGTTCACACGGCCGTAAAGCAAGTGGCACGTCAAAGGGCGGTTGCCTGCTGGTGATAATCATTTTCTGTGCTATATCGGTCATAGTCTACGGAATAGCGCACCTATTCGGGTATAGGCGGCCAACAAAGGTCAAATGGACAGGCGACAGCTATTCTATCACGCTGAATGACTATAATCGTGATATAGACCATATAGTCTATCTGAACATCACAGGTGAAACCAGTGCAAAAGACATTGACCCTAAAGATATTAAAATTGAAAACAGCAATCCTGACGTTTGTAGGCTGGAATATAGTGACGCTGGTGCGTACATCAAATATGCAGTGATACCCCTGAAAGACGGCTTTGCGGACGTGACCGCCACGTATGACGGTGTGACATCTGACCCTATAACAATCACAGTGGATATGGGTGAAAAAGTCACCACTACCACCACCACAACAACTACTACCACCGCAGAACCTGAAACCACCACCGAAGCAATCCCTGTGACAACTACCACGCAGGACCCAGCCGAAACAATCGTGTATATCACGGCTTCAGGCGACAAGTATCACAACGAATCATGCAGATACTATGATGATACCTGCACACCAATGACCCTACAGGACGCCCAGAACGCAGGCTACAAGCCTTGCAAAGTGTGTGGCGGATAAACAACCACAATAAAAAATGCCCCCACAGAGCGACCTGTGAGGGCGTGCACAACCGACCTAGCAAGAGATGATACTATAATAGTAGGAAGTACCCTATTATTTTATCATGAATTAAAAATTTTGTCAAGATAATAGGAGGAATTTTACATGGCAACAGCAAAAAAACTGCCGAGCGGAAGTTATCGCGTGAGAGTGTACGATAAAAACACCGGTAAATACAAATCTTTCACGGCCGAAACGAAAAAAGCCGCCGAGCTTGCGGCGGCGGAATGGCTGATAAAATGTCAGGACGAAGAAAACCAGCAAATAACATTTCAGACCGCAGCTGAAGAATATATCAAAATAAAAACGCCTGTGCTATCACCCACCACGATACACGGCTATCAGACTATCCTGCGTAACAATGTTGACAGGTTGAAAGATATTCCAATTGATGAGGTTACGCCGCAGCTAGTGCAGGACTGGGTAAACGGTTTGACCGTTGAAAAATCGCCGAAAACTGTTCATAACATCTATGGTTTTTTTACAGCTGTTATGTCATACTATGACGTGGATATACGGCTAGGAAAAATACGTTTGCCGCCCAAAACGAAAAAATTTAAAATTCTGCCTGATGTTGAAACCGTAGTGGGCCTGTTCCGTGGGTCAGATATAGAAATTCCTGTGCTGTTGGCTGTATGGGGCGGTATGCGTATGTCGGAAATACTGGGTATCCGCCGCAAGGATCTATGCGGTGATGTGTTGACACTGTCGCAGGTGCGTGTCACAGTTGGTAAGGAAATAATTGACAAAGAACAGGCTAAGACCTACAACAGTCGCCGACAGCTACGGCTAGGGCAGCCGATAGTAAATCTAATAGACAGCCTAAACCTGCAACCCGATGATTATGTTGTGACCTACACCCGAAAACAGGTGTACGGCCGTTTCGTCAAAACAATGCGTTCGGCAGGCTATCAGATCACATTTCACGATCTACGCCACATCAACGCCAGCGTTATGGCGAAACTAAATGTTCCTGATGTATACGCTATGGAACGTGGCGGTTGGAGCAACACCAGCACATTGAAATCGGTATATCAACAAACGTTTGACACAGACCGCCAGCGTATCGACCAAACCATTGATAACTATTTTCAGGGCATATATGACACGAAATGTGACACGAAAAATATAAAACAGCGTAAAAACGTAGTTTAAATAACTTTTGCCGTGGGTTCAAGTCCCGTCACCTCGACCAGTCACTCGCCGTGACGGGCATCGTCCGTCATGGCTTTTTTTATTATCAGAACTTAACGCCGCAGGGGAAGTTTTTGTATTAACTAAACAAGTAGGGTTATGCTTTGAGGAACAGAAAAGCGTAACTCTTTTTTGTATGCTCCACATAGCAAAAGTGCCTTATGACTAGCATTAAGGCACTTTATCGATTCAATCTTTCCCCAACCTCTCCGAAATCTCCAGCACAAGCTTCTGATCCTTCTCAGAAAGCCTCGATACGCTGTCCACGATCTTCTGTGTGAGAGCAGGATTTTTGCTGCCATCGTCAAAAAACTGCTGATGATAAAGATATAGAGCAGATAAAACGAACCATGCTTGAACGTGTCGAAAGTATCGAGCCTAGAATAAGAGATTATGCAGAAGAATGGCATATCAACATATTCAGACAAAAAGATCTCTGTTGGAGATATAAGAAAAACTCAGCTTATCACTACATATGGTGTTGGCGCTATAGTTGACTTTAAGAACGATACTGTTGTTATCTCTTCTACAGACGATTGGGACTATTCCCCTAATGACGCTGGTGAGGTAGAAAATCGAAAAATATTCAGCTTTTTAAGGAGCTTCATCAGCTTTTTGGCTTCTTCTTTTGTGATATGAGTTGTTACATCTTTAGATATCTTGCCATCTTTATCCAACAGCTTTATGCTGCTAAGCGTTTGTAGATATCCGCACCACATTGCATACAGCGCTCTGATTTTCACTTGTCCAACTTCTTCTTTCCAAAAAACAAATCAAACAGAATATCCACCACGTCTTTTACAAGAATGAATATCACCGCCGCCACCTGTCCCCCAAGAGAGCGGCGGTATCTACACTACGCTACTTTTCAGTAAGATATTCATTTCTGTCAAACAACTGCTCAATTGAAAGATTTTTAAACCTCGGAATGTTGTATCCAAATGGCGAGTTGAGAGCCTTTACAAAGTCTTTCGTATAGCCGTGATTTTTTAAAAGATCGTCCTCAAACTTTATTTTCTCTTCTTGCTTTTTGTCGTCTTCCCTTTTCGTGATACAGCGCTGCATAACATAATGATAAATGGAGAAGTAAGAATCCACTGTACGAATATCTCCTATGTATTCTTTCAGTTCACGAACTACAGTAAGATGAGCAATACAGTTGCGGTATTTTCTTGTCATGCTGCTGTCTGCATTATTGATATCAACTTCAACGCACTTGCGCAGCCGCTTGTTCTTTTTCAAGAACAAATTCGGCGACTCATCACGATTATCACAAAGTTCACAAAGCGTCTGTGAAAGTATCCTGTAGTCATTTTTCAAGTTCTTTGAAGCCAACTCAGGAATTATCTCCTTATACAGCCCAAAATCACGTTCAAGGCAGTGTATCGCAATAACATACCTTGCATTGACATTTACAAGATTTTTCACCAGCAGATACATGACCGTAAGATAAAGCCCGATAACAGCCTTTGCCCTCTCCTTAGCCACGTTTTCTCTGCCCTTTGCCTGCTGTTTCACATTTTTGAAATCATCAAAGCTGATGTTCTTTATCATTCTCGCAAGCTCACTGCGCTTTACTTCCAAAGAACTGTTCATGTCAGGAAATTCCACACAGCTCTTGTAATAACGCTCTATCTGCGTGTCGGGGATACCCCCAAGAACAAACATGACAACTTTCTCATTCTTAGCCACTTCTCTTATCTTCTGAGCGTTCGCATACTTGATAAGGTATACAAACCGAGAGGACTCGATAACATTGTTTGTTATGAAATTTCTCAGACCATGTATGCCCTTGCCTTTTTCTTTAAGTTTTAGAATCTCGCTTATCCTATCGTCCGTGATCTTGTCGTCTATACCGAGTATAGTCAGTGCGTCACGGAACATCGTAAGCTTCGCCGAAGCCGCAGGCTTTCTCATGGAAGCAATGTTCTTTACGATAAAAAGCTCGTTGGTTATCCTCTGGCTGTCATTGAACAGCTTGTAACCCGCCGTAAGCTCACACTCAACATTAACAGCAGAGCTTTTCATTATCTTCAAAAACTCCTTGATGTTATCAAACTTGCTGATAAGCGTTGTAAGAAGATCGTTTATCTCCTTGCCGTCAAGAAAATATGTGAGCATATATATCATTTTGGAGAAATACAAAAGGTCAGACGCATTCTTCTTTTCACTGTCAAGAATTTTCTCATCAAAATCCATGTCAGCCTTGCCAAGCTCCTTGATAACGTCACCGTTCATGTGGTCGGCGATATTTTCAAAATCATTCCTGAATTTG